AACCTAGGTTTATTGTTTTCCGCTAATATTGGCATTCCGTAAAAAACAATTGCCATTAAAACATCTTCAAAAAATATCTCAGCTGTTTGAGGTCGTGCTATGTATTCTAAGAAAAAACTATTAGGAGGAACATCCTCCATAGAAAACTTAGTTAAACCGTGCAATGCACCTTTTGATCCTCTACCATCTACTGTACCTGATATATCGTAACTATCACAACCAAAAGCACCGGTGTGATCGTTGCCTGGATATCTAATACCGTTTTTAACTAAAAACTTATTCTGCAATTGAAAAGGTGGAATCCATGATATTAAAAATCTTCCAGAATTATTAGGCACAAAAATAACTCTTGTATCTTTTATACCGTTTTCCCATTGAAAACTTCCTTTTGTTACTATATTACTATTACGTAGATCTTCATTATAATCTATTTGTTCGTATATTTTAGTTAAATTGAATAAAGACTGTTTGGCTTCATCTCTAAAAGCATGTTTTTCTGTACGTGGAAACTGTCTGTAAAATTCATTTAAACTTTCTTGATCTTCTTTTAAGCCTTCAACTTCGTTTTCCCAGTGTGATATGACACCGATTTTAATTTTTGATCCATCAATTCCTTGTACGGGTTTTTTCGGAGTGTCGAATACAGGAAATCCATAAGTATCGATGTATCCCTCGTAGTTCCATTCCATAGGTATGAACAAACTATAGAGTCCTGAATTTGTCTGGCCATTGCGATTTCTATTTCTGACGTTTGATGTATCATATAATTTTTTAAAGTTAGCTCCTCCTTTATCAAGTGCATTTGATGTTGATCCCATCATGCATCTACCAATTATTCTACTACCTAGTCTTAATGTCGTCTTTGTGACCCTCCAGTTGTTGAGTATGTTGTCCGGTCTTTCCCATTTACCCGATTCATCGTGGGCAAGGATCTTGAGTTTCTCTCCATCGTACGAGTTGTCACCGGTGTTCTTCCAGTCGATTGTCGTGTCAAGCCCAACGAGTTCCTCCCTACGTTTATTCTCGTCAAGTTTACGTCTTGTGAGTTTTGAGGCTGGTACTCTGTACGCGAGTTCACTTTTGGGTCTGTCCATACCGTCTTGTATGGGCTTAAAGAAAAAGGGATAATTGACTGATATTGGTACGACCTTATCGGTAAACATCTTCTTTGCATCAGCCCCTGTCTTTGATAATATCCCATACCTTGAGTCTGAAGATATAGTTGCCTGGTGTACAAGCTCGGAGGATGCCATGAAAGAAAACCCAGATCGTCTGTTCTTAAGGTAGCACAATCCATAACATCTGGAATCCAGTTTACACGCTTCCCAGAAAATAAAAAATATTCTATTGGATTCTCTAAAGTCTGGCTGGCCAACGTCAATTTTAGTCCACTGCAAGTACATGTAATGAGAACCAGTGATATAGCTAGGAGTACCTTTATTGTAGAACCAAAAACCTTCTTCACGTCTTTTAAACTCTCCATCAATATAATCATACCATTTATCTTTAAAGTTAGCAGGATAATTATTCCAATCAATTACAGTCCTTATTTTAGATAATTCTTTTGGATAACTATGTGATTCCCAGTATTGTTCGTCTTTTTTACCAGATCTTTTGTAAGAATCTTTTTCTAAAGGGAGTGCAATTTTGAGACCTTGTATCTCATACACTTCACCAATTTGACCAGTCTTACTAATAATAATAACATCATGTTCTTCATTATATCCTGTTTCCCACTTTTTATATCTATTATTTCTTTTAAGTACTGTAGGTTTAATATGATCAGGTAAAATCTTATATAAAGTTTGTTCGTACATTATTTAGACCTTCCTTCTGCAAACCCCTTAAAGTGTGCGCCTTTATCTTTTTTAGAACTTTCTTTCAGCATACTTTCCTCTTCCTCTATACGTGTTAGTATTTCAAAAGCATCAAAGATAGCTAGTTTTTTTGTAGCAGCTGCATTTTTTAATCTATCAGCAGAGAGATCATCATCTGAATCTACTATTTTTTCTTTAGCAACTTTAATTAATTCTTCAACTGCTTTTTGACCAGCTTGGATTATACTTAATTTCGTTTCCTTGGTATTCATATTTAATTGTAATATCATTTGATTGCATACAGTACAAAATCTCTTTATCTATAGTAAATTGAAATTCTCTGTTAGGTTTGAATCCAACCACATCTCCAGGCGCTATATCTAGCGTCTTTAATGTGCTATTGTCATATTTTAATATACCAACATTCTTTTTTAATTTAACGCCCTTAGAATCATCCTGTTCAACTAGTGGAGTTACAAAGCAAAAATCTAAATTAGTTTTCCAAGTGTCTTTGTTTTTATAAAGAAATATTTGACTGTCTTCAGCAAAATATAAATTATCTTTAAAAAACTTAGAGCCATTAACTGACTTACCTTTCATGTCATAGTATCTTCTAAATAAATTGTGATGTACTATAACAATGTCACCTTTCTGTATTTTTGTTTTAAATCCAAGCGGAATACTTACTACTTCTGCAGTTCTATTAATAAATTTATGATCTGAAATACTAGAGTTAATAATTAATTCTTTATTATCAACTTTTATCTTATTGTCATATCTATCACCAATAGGTTTAATTATAAATTGATAAAGACTGTTCATTAGTATTCTAGATCATATTCTACAGATATAGCCATGTTAGAATTAAACTTCTTCCACGGTAGTATCTCATCTTCTTTTTTAATAAAAATATTGTAAGAAGATTCTTCTTCATCATATAATATATGAGAAATTGTATGACCACCATACACTGACTGTCCTACAGCATAGTGCATGGCATCATTTTTATAATCAGAACCAATGCTGATTTTTCTTATAATACTGTTACTCACTTTCTTTTTCTACTGGAGTACATGACCCATCTTCTAGGTTTATATTTACAGCACCATATTCTTTTTCTAAATCAACTTTAAAATCCTCTACTTCTTTAACAACTAAAGCATACTTGTGATTTAATGCATGTTTCTGTGTTTCAAGATATCCAATATCTCTTAACAGACCTGCTAACTCTTCTTGTTGCTTATTTATTGTAGCTAATTGTTCTTCTGTAACTTGTACTTTTGCTTCTTCTACTTCTTTTACTTTTTTCATTTAATTTAATTTAATTTAATTTTCTACTAGTAAAGGGCTAGTAATCCCGTTGCTGTTGTTACTGCTCCTAGATATATTTTTCTAGCTTGTAAATTCATTGCACCAATACCGGCATCAATTAATACAAATTGATCTTTAGGTGCTCCAATTAATTCTACTCTAACTACACCTGCTGTTCCTACATATATATCAAAACTAGAACCACCTGATTGTGGATCAGCTTCATATACTTGTTCTGTAACGGGTGGACCAGCTGCTATTGTACCACTTAATGGCACTTGAAATTCTGCTGCTGTTAATGTTATTGTTACTAAGCCTGTAACAACAGGAGTCTGTACTCCAAATGCAGCATTTAAAGAAGCTACATCAAATATTATTGTTTGAGCTGCAAAACCTATATTAGGTCCTGCTCCTGGATTCAACGGTGCACTTGGCGCTGCTACAATAGGACTTGGGATCCCATTTGGTCTAGTCACATTAACTGTTACTGAGTTAACAGCACCAGCACCGTCGGTAGTTAGTGTATACGAAACTCCAATAGAATCGTTTTGTTCACCACTACCTGGTCCTCTAGTACTTGGTCTTGCAGAACCTATATAAGTTCCACCTGCAGCACCTATTGAAGGATAAGCCACAGCAGTGGCATTCACTGGTAGATTAGCAGATGTGTTTGCAGCACCAGCAAATCTAGCAGCAGGTATAACGCCTACGCTTAGTGTTTGTGCTTGTTCTATGCTTACTGCGTTTGTAAACATATCACTTTTGTTTTGTTGATACATATTTTTTTTATTTATCTTTTCCTTTTATTTTTTCATAAGTTCTTAAACCGCCTAATCCCAACATACCTAACAACACGGTCATTAAATGATCCATTTGTAAAGCAGGTGGAGTTTCAGTAGTTTGTGTTATCCATATAAATAAATCTCTTATAACAAAATTATAGGCTAACGCTACTCCACATATCCAACCAATAAACGGCCTCCAACCAGCAACAAATAATGTTCGATGCTGAGCTTCAACTGCATTGATTTTAGTTTGTAATTCTATTAGTTTATCAGGTTCTAATTCTTTACCTTTTATTGCTTCTCTTATTTCCCAGGCTAGACCACCAACAACAGATTTTTTACCTCCGCTACCTTTACCTAAAAGACCTAGTAATAATTTCCACATTTTAAGTAAATTTAGTAGAGTTTTTTGGAATTTTTATTACTACTTTATTAGATTTTTTAGGTGTTGCCCCTGCTGATGCTCCAGGTCTTTGTCTATCATCACTAACATTTAATTTTGCAGTATCACCTTGTGGATTCCTAATACTATCATCAGGAGAATAACTATCACCTGTACTAAAACCTTGAACACTGTTATTTCTAACTTCTTCTGTGTCTTTAGTTATTTTTGTTCCAACTACTTCAGGCATGTCTGGTGTATAATTAAACTTTGACTCAGGATGTTTTCCTCCATGCGACTTAGGTCCATCCCTATTAGTCATGTCTGTATCTAAAGGCATATCTTTCAACAACCTACTTTGTTGTGCGTGTTTACTAAACCAATTTCCCATTTTATTTATTTTTTTTGTGCGTTATACGCAGGTCTTTCCCAAGGTAAAGTTTTATCTCCTTCGTCAAAATTTTTGCGTGAATATTTTTTGCCCTTCCAAGTAACACTATCTGAGTCATACTCAAGATCACCATCTTTCATTTGTTTTAAGTGAACTTTTTCATGATTTATAATATCTTCTTTTTTATCAGGGTCTGTTATATCTTTATTTATTAAAATACTACCGTTTTTATCAGCTACTCCTAAAACACCTTCTTCCATATCCATACTGTAGATAGGAGTATTGTCAATGTTGTAAGGAAAACCTTTCATTATGTATGGCATACTATTAATAAGTTATTATAATAAACACAGGGATATTTCACCCTGTGCTATTATTAATTGTGTATTAAGCAATTATGTTAGAAGTTATGTTAAAGTTAGAGAAGTAAATAGGCAACGCTGTCGCTGCTTGATCTCTACCTAAATTAACTGAAGCTTTAACACCACCTGGATTAGCAGTCATTGCTCTGTATATTGCTTTACTTGGATCTCCTAGAGATGTAGTAAATGTTGGTACACCAGCTGCACCATTTGTAGTTGTAGTTA